AATAACGGTCAAACATCGTGGCGTTGACAACGCACCAGTTGATTCATGCCCTCCGGGCTGAAGATTGCCGCAGCAGTACCTACAGTTGCGCCTGGTTGTGATGTGATTGCGATATCATTGCTCATACGTACATATCCTGTTTACGTGCCCAGTCAGGGCGTTTAATAATTTCCACTCCGCCCCACTCATCGTTGATGCGGCATTCGTGATAGGTATTCAGATCCCGGCGGAACAGAGCGTGCCCGGCATCGACATCCGGCGCATCCAGCTCGAACACGCGTACCGGATACCGACCACAATCAATGCTTTCGCTCACGGCAAGAAAGAAAAAACCATGCGGCTGACCAGTAACCCTCATTGCGCCTTCGCGGTACATTGCGTCCTGCACGTGGTAGCGGAATTCCTCGATGTGGCGTGCAAAACGGTCCATATCTGCAACCTTTTTCACGTCGACGATCACGTTGTGCTCGTTCAGCCATTTGTCTGGACGAATTCGGCACAACTCACCCGTCTCTTCATCGTTCCAGTACATTGATGCTTCGCAGTAACCAGGTGCTTCCAACATCCAGCGTGCCGCCGGATGAGCCATTGCGCTATCACGCATCAGCTCCAGTTTTCGCCACTGCTCGACATCAAGTACCGTAACACCCATATCCGCCACATCACGAAGAAATGCTTCTTCGTCAGCTTTACCTTGTTTTGTCCGACGATCGAATTTCGGTGAAACGATGAAGCGTTTGTCGAATTCTCCAGGTTCCAGAAGCAGGCAGTGCAATGCGGTTCCCATATCCAGTGCAGACTTTTTCTCTTCGTCTTCTGGTGCTGCCTGAACCCATTTAAGAAGCGCCGGATTCTTGGCAACCATGTCCAGTTGCGACTTACTCACGCCGTCACCTGCGTGGTAGTCTTCGTTGCTGATGTCGAAATAAATTCCCGGTTTCATGCCGCGTCCCTCTGCCCATCAAGCTGATCCGCCAGATCCCAGCGCGCTATAATTGCCATTGCCTCGCGCCGGTAGGCATCCATCAGTTCTTCGAACTCAGGGCTGTCTTTAGCAGCCTCCAGCACTTCCTGACGAACGCCTTTGCCTGTTACAACGTCGAAAGTTGAGGACAGTTGATGAAGTCGGATGCTCTCAATCAGTTCAACTTGTCGGTCATATAGCTGTTCTGACAGGCGGTAGTCCTTGTCGAATGCCAGCATGATTTTTTGAAGATTTTTCTGCTGATTAACGTTCATTATCAGCCCTCCCATATCTCGTTATCGTTGGCCACATCGCGAGCTTCTTTGCTGACGAAAGCCCACTTAATACCTTCCTGTAAGGTGCGGAACTTCCAGCTCATGAATCCGCATGCAGTAACGCAGTACCAACCGTTGATGATTTTCCACTGCATAACTTGTTACCTTGGTTTGTTACCGTTGAGGTAATGATTATGCGTATTTGGTTTGATGTCAATAGATATGAGTTAAAAAAATTACCCGATAGGTAATCAAATAGGCAATAAAAAAGCCGCCAGAAGGCGGCTTACTTACTGAAAAATATGATTTTATTGTTTGTTTTTTTCGTTCTGGTTGATGACAAATTCAATGTAACTTTCGATCTTTGCTTTCTCGGTTTCGGGTAACAAAGCGTAGCGCGAGCGGTCATAGTTGATAGTCGCAGGGTCGTGTGGGTGAATCAGTAGTTCATATCCGTGACGCCCGAATGCTGATGCAACATTCTCCAGGGTGGAAATGGAAACGCTGACCTCATTGTTTAACAGGCGGCTGATTGTCACCTGGGCGACGCCGGATGCGCGGTGAAGTTTTCCCTGCGTTGAAAGGTCGCGGCTTTCGCTCATCCAGCGTTCCAGGTTGTGAGCCGCCAGCTGACCAATGTCGCTTGGTCCGACAGGTTGAAAACCTTCCTGAGAAAGCGAGCGATCGATATCAAGCCAGTTACGGGGTTTATTGGCGGCAGCTTCAATTTTTCGCGCAACCTGGTCGCCGATAACCTTCTTGCCAAGAGCCCAGCGGTTTACCAGATTTGCCTGAGTTCCAAGTTTTTCTGCCATCCGCGTCTGAACACCATTGAATTCACGGTCGATCAAGTCGTTGAGATTTTGCCTGCGGACGTCCTGGATACTTTTCATTTTCTGGAAAATCGCCTCATATATGAATCAGTAGATGATTCAATTTAAAGCAATATTACCCAACAGGTAAATGCACCACATAGGTAACTATCCTTGATTTTTGTTACCTTATGGGTGAATATTTATTATCTGAAATAAATATCAGGCAATAGCTATGAGCGATAACGGACATTTCGATTTCAAAAAGCACTGGCTTGCACTTACTCCAGATGAGCGTGAAGCCTTCGCACAGGAAGCCGGAACGACGAGTCACTATATCCAGACTCACTTAACAGGTAAGCGCAAAATGCCAGGTAAGGTATTGATGAATGGGCTTTTTAAAGCCTGTAAAACAAGACAATGGCTGCGCTCAAAAGCAGAACTGGCATACTTCTTCTACTCATGATATCCAGCCACAACCCTCTGTAGACCGCCACTCGGCGGTCTTTTCATATCTATTCGCACCTCAAAGGTAATAAAAAACCAAATCTGGTTGATCTTTTTTTTTGTGTCAGCACAAAATAACCGTAATCCCAATACTAATAACGGGGCTTACCATGGAAATCATTACACGTATTGATGCCGCAAAGCGCGGACTTAAACGCTACTACACCGGAAAACCATGTAAGCACGGACATGACAGTGAACGCTGGGTTTACAACGGACACTGTGTTGAGTGCACCATGGAATCAAACCGTCGCATCAGGGCAGAGATTAAGCAGATCATGATTAATTCCTCCCCACAACATTCAAGCTGATAGCGGAGATTAATCATGAGCAGACATGCAACAGATTGGGCCTGGGAGACAGATCCGGGTAGCTCGTCATTAAAGCTCATACTGCTCTCGATGGCTGACAGAGCCGATGAATATAACCTCTGCTACCCCAGCATAGAACGCCTCGTTAAAGACACTTGCCTGAATAAAAAAACCGTACAGGCCGGGCTTATATCGCTCATGAAAATGGGGCTTATTTCAGATACCGGAGAGAGAAAGGGAGCGACGAAAAGAGTGCGGGTTTTCTCTCTTAATATAACCAAAAACGGGAACATTAAAGGCAACCGGGAAGGGAGCAATGAACCCGAAAACGGTAATGTTCCCGAAAACGGTAATGTTCCCGAAAACGGTAATGTTCCCGAAAACGGGAATATACCCAAAAACGGGATGTTGAATGATCCCAAAAACGGGATGTTGAATGATCCCAAAAACGGGATCCAGAACCAGTCATATAACCAGTCATTTAACCAAGAGAGGGAGAGCAGGACAAAAGCCGGGGATTCTGTGCCTCATGACCCCGGCGCAAACAACGCCGTGATGAATAACTTTGTTCCTCCTGGTGGGCCAGGGCAATTAGGCAAATTTGTCATGCATGAACAATGGCAGCCATCAGATGACTTTCTTCGGAAAAGCTCATTGCAGGGGATCTACCTGGACAGTCTGCCAACGGCACAGGAACTTGCAGAGTTCAGAATTTACTGGATGGCTGAGGGTAAGGCATACCATCAGGCACAGTGGGAGCAGAAGCTGGCAAGGCGGCTGCAGATTAGCAGACAGAAGCAATCAACATTACCTGATAACAACGTTCCGCACTGGAACAGCCCTGAAGCATGGGAGGATTTCTTGTGAACAACGTTTTTACCGCGATACAAAACCGTGACGGAGAAGCCCTTTCTCGCATGTCAGGTTATGAGCATCAGTACACTAACAATGACAACGTGGTGAACATGTCAGCAGAGAGGCTTGTTGATGCCCTTTTCAAACAGTTGAAACAACTGTTTCCGGCGGCAGTGGTAACCAACCTGAAGACGCCAGAGCAGGAAGTTGCTGCAAAACAGCAGTGGATTGCTGCGTTTGCCGAAGGGGGGATCCGAACCCGTGAACAGGTTTCTGCTGGTATGCGCCACGCCCGCGCCAGTGAATCTCCGTTCTGGCCGTCGCCAGGGCAATTCATCAAGTGGTGTAAAGACAGCAAGATGGTTCTTGGCGTCACCATTGACGATGTGATGGCGGAGTTTCACCGGTACAGCAAGGAAAAAAGTTTATATCCTGGTGGTCCCGAAAGATTCCCGTGGCGGCATCCGGTTATGTACTGGGTCGTATGTGATACCCGCCGTGCAATGTATCAGCGCCAGCTTAGCGAGATTGAGGTTGAGAAACACGCGCGCAGGCTGCTCGATGATTGGGCGAAAAAGGTGGCTTCCGGACAGCAGATACCCGAGCCGGTGATCAGCATACAGGCAAAGCCAGAGCCCATGAGTACACCTCCGGACACAGGGAGAGACGTTTACCATCCATCAGGGCGAAGTTTCGGGTGCATGCCTAACGCCGCCACCCTTGGGGGAATAACACCAGCGCAGTGGCTGATGGAGGAATACAGGCGGGGAAAGGCGGCAGGATTTATCAAGTAATACCAGCGCGATAGCGCATTTTTTTACGCCTCGATAATTACCTAATGGGTAACAAAATATTCTAAATTCTATTGATTTCATGTCTTATGTGGTTTTTAATTACCTAGGAGGTAAATCATGAGAAAACAGATACAGGCTCTTGGTCGACTCAAAACAGGCCAGATGAACAAAACAGAATCTGCGTATTGCCAGCACCTTGAGCTGCGTAAACGTGCAGGAGAAATCGTCTGGTATCGATTTGAGGGTATCAAGCTGCGGTTAGCTGACAACACGTTCTATACGCCCGATTTTGCTGTGATGCTCGCCACCGGCGAGATGGAACTGCACGAAGTGAAAGGTTTCTGGACCGACGACGCCAGGGTGAAAACCAAAGTCGCCGCAGATCAGTATCCGTTCCGAATCATCGGGGTAACGGTTAAACCAAAGAAAGCAGGTGGTGGCTGGAGCATCGAAGAGTTCTGAATCGACGATCTTTTTAGTTATCAATGTAATCAATAAGTTATGTGGATAAGCGAGGGTAAAGATGGAAAGTAATATCAAAGGGTTAGTTGCCGCCGGGCATGAGATAGCTTCGGAACTGAAAGCAGAATGTTGTGCCGTTGATATGCGCAGTGTGGCAAAGCTGATCAGCGATTTGGCAACGCAACTGGAATTGCAACTGGTGCGTGCTAATGCGCTGGCCGAAGACCAGCAGAAAGCGATTGAGTCAATTAAGCAGGCTGATGCAGCTGTTAAGTTGGCACACGAGAAGTTTTCGGCGCTGGCGGCGGAGAATGCGGGGCTGAAGTCTGGCGCTATGGACGAAATCAAGGTTATCAACCGTGGAGGGCAGGCATATTGCGTAAAAGATGGAGTGCAAGTTAATCCCATGTATGCAAGAGGGTGGAATGACTATCGCGCAAAGTTTCTGCAATCAGACACCCCAGCTACCGATGCTTTTCTGGCTGAAATTCGTGCAGAAGCACGCAACGAGGGGATTAACTATACCGCCAGCCGTCTTGCTGCTGCTTTCAACCACGGATTTATCAATAAGTCTTTGCGTGAAGTTTTCGACGTTACACGCATGATTCTGTCAGCGAAAGAATAGTTGGCTAATGAACTGCACCCGATTGATGGCCTGTCCGGTGAATATGCGGAGAAATCCCTTGAAGAATGGGCGGAACAGATTCGCAAAGGAGGCAACCAGTGAGCAAGATTGACTATGAGGCACTGCGTGCCAAGGCAGAAAAAGCAACGTGTGGTGTATGGTCGCTCGAATATGGAGAGAGCCGATTTGATTGTGATGATGCGCTAATTCATCGCGAGGCTGCTGGATATATTCCCATTTGCAGAATTGAAGGAGCGCATCCTGAAAGCGGTTTCGATGAAGATTTCCAAATGGAACAGCAGGCCAATGCTGAATTCATCGCCGCAGCCAGTCCAGCTACCGTGCTGGCGCTGCTGGATGAACGGGAAAGAAACCAGCAATACATCAAAAGCCGTGATCAGGAGAACGAGGATATTGCGCTAACGGTAGGGAAACTGCGTGTTGAGCTGGAAGCCGCAGAGAAGCGCAACGCAAAATTACAAAG